TTGGGGCTCTTAGCAAACTGCAAAATAGAATCTAAGTATTCTTCCTGCTCGTAGTCAACCGGACGCTCGTCAACCAAGACCATTCACGTATCGTAGGCGTTGAGCATATCCCGGTAGAGACCTTGCGTGCTGAACGTGCAAACGAAGATGGATTCATTCCCGCATACTACTACGCAAAGGATTGGAATCGAGTAGCACAACGCAAAGAGGTACCTGTACGCATTGAGGCGTTTGGTATGTCTAAAGCAGGAATCGAGATTCTATACATCAAGCCGTATAAAGCAGGATACTACTACTACGCACCGACCGATTACCAAGGTTCACTTCCGTATGCGGAATTGGAGGAAGAGGTAGCCAATTACCATATCAGCAACATCAAGAACGGACTTGCTCCGTCAATGCTGATTAACTTCAACAACGGAACACCACCCGAAGAAGAGCAGACCCTAATCGAGGCACGTATTGCGGATAAGTTCTCCGGTAGTTCGAATGCTGGTCGGTTTATCTTGTCCTTCAACGATAACAAGGAACTCGCAGCAACAATCGAGCCCGTACAATTATCGGACGCAAGTGAGCAGTACCAATTCCTTTCTTCGGAATGTACGCAGAAGATTATGGTAGGCCACCGGGTAACCTCTCCGATGCTTTTGGGCATTAAGGATAGCACCGGATTAGGTAATAATGCTGACGAATTGAAGACGGCATCTATCCTGTTCGATAACGTGGTTATCCGCCCTTTACAGGAGATTATCCTTGATGCAATAGAGCAAGTGCTATCTTACAACGGAGCGGCTTTAAACATCTATTTTAAGACGTTGCAGCCGTTGGAGTTTAAGGAAGAGATTGTTGCTCCTGCCGAGGTTATTGAAGAGAATACAGGCGTTGAGGATAGCAGCGTTGCTCTGTCTGCTGATGTGTCGGATGAGGTGTTAAACGAAATGTTTGAAACGCTGAATGAATTTGGCGAAGACGAAGACTTGGAGAATTGGGATTTGGTTGACGAGCGTCCGGTTGACTACGAGCAGGAAGAATACTTAGATTCTATTTTGCAGTTTGCTAAGAGCCCCAAAGTAAAGACCGGTGAAGCATTCCCAAACGCAAAGAGCGAGCAAGACGGTGAGACCAAAGATGGCCGCAAGTACAAGATTCGTTACTCGTATGCGCCAGGTAGCACCAAGCCAAATAGCCGTGAGTTCTGCAAGTTGATGGTAAACGCCAAGAAGGTTTATCGCAAGGAGGATATTATACGTATGCGTAAGCAAGAGGTTAACGCTGGATTTGGGCCACGTGGTGCATCAACATACGACATTTGGTTATACAAAGGAGGCGCACGTTGCCACCACTTCTGGATGCGTAAGACGTACCTGGCAAAAGCCGAAGGCGTAACTCCTGACGCTAAAAACCCGAATGCTGACGTATCGGTAAACCAAGCTCGCAAGGCAGGTGTAAAGCCTCCTGTTAATGATAAGAAAGTAGCAACCCGTCCGGTGGATTTACCAAACGCTGGATTCTTAAAACCACGCAAGTAATGCCCAAGGCCCTATTCGTGAAGCGTGAGGATATTGTACGCAATACCGTAATCTCCGGTAACGTGGACACAGACAGGTTTATCCAGTTTGTAAACATCGCTCAAGATATCCACATCCAAAACTACACCGGTACCAAGTTGTACGACAAGATTTCTGCGGACATCATTGCCAACACACTTGCGGGTAATTACCTATCCTTGGTAACTGACTACTTGCAGCCGATGCTTATCCATTGGGCTATGGTGGAATACCTGCCGTTTGCGGCCTTTACGGTAGCCAATGGAGGTGTATACAAGCATACGTCAGAAAACTCCGTTAATGCGGAGAAAATAGAAATCGACTACTTAGTTGAAAAGGAGCGCACGATAGCCAAATACTACACGGAGCGTTTCATTGACTATATGTCTTTTAACCAATCCCTTTTCCCGGAATACAATGCAAACGTCAACGAAGACATCTACCCGGACAGAGATTCCCGCCCGGCATCGTGGGTACTATAAGGTAAAGAGCGAGAATCTAATCAAACTACAAAAGTACCTGAAAGACAATGCCAGATAATACTATCCAATGGGGCCAAGGTGCCGTCAACAACTCAATCGGTTGGGGACAGGCGGCAGCGAATAATGCTATTAACTGGGGGTACATCCATCAGTTTAGTTACGGACATCCGGAAACGAATTTGGTAGGTTCTACTCCTGCTATGCAGGCAGCCGAGGCATACCAAGTGCGAGTTCTTGCCGATAGCGGCACCGTTGAGGGTTACCAATGTATGGTGGATAAATTAACATTTTTATTTGAGAATCCGTGAGTTACTACGATGACGCATCACTTGTCCTTATTCCCAGCGGAGTAAAGGCATCAAAAGTATATAGCCAAAAGCCGACAAACGGAACGGGGGACTTGACCTTTTCCCGTGCATCCACCGCTACCCGTACCAACGCCAGCGGAGTGATTGAATCGGTAGCGTCCAACGTGCCACGCTTGGACTATTCGGGTGGCGCAACTTGCCCACGCTTACTTTTGGAACAGCAGCGCACAAACCTAGTATTTCCATCCGCTACCGCTGCAACGCAAACCCGAACGGTAACGGCAACGGCACACACTTTGACCTTTTACGGCACTGGTAGCGTGACCCTTTCGGGAGTGGCTACGGGAACGCTTACGGGAACGGGAGCAAATAACCGAGTTGCTTTGACGTTTACACCAACCGCTGGAAGTTTAATCTTAACAGTTACGGGAACGGTTACAAATTGGCAACTTGAGGCAGGAGCATTTAGCAGCACCTTAATTCAAACGACTACGGCAGCGGTGACGAGGCTGGTGGACATTGCCGAAAAGTTCGGTGTCGGTTCTTTGATTGGTTCGCCTGCGGGAACGATATTTTTACAAGTTCAAATTCTCTCCCTTGGGTACTCTCGCTCATTTATATCTTTACAAGATACAAGTTTTGCGACCAATTCAATAAGGATTGAATGCACGGCAGCCAACCGATTTAGGATACAAATAAGAAATGCAAGTACTACTATTTTGGACCAAACAGTAACAACTGGAAGTGCATTTACAACTGGAAATTATAAGTTAGCATACGCCTACGACACAAATACAAATGGTGTAGCTTTTTACGTTAACGGTGTTTCGTTATTTACAACAACGGTGGCATCTATTCCAACCGCTTGTGTTAATTTATTTTTAGGAACGAGACTCGCTGGAATTTATGACCTAAACGTATCGGATTCTTTTGACCAAGCCCTACTATTTAAGACCCGTTTAACCAACGCCCAACTCGCAGAACTCACCACGTTATGACCTATCTAAAGTACGCTTGGCCAACCGAAGGCCAGTTCATCACCGATATGCTTTCAGCAGGATTCGCAACGATGGAGGAAGGCGAAGTAACTTTTGTTAATTGCTATGTTCATCAAATCGGGGTTGTTGGAAGTGACCCACGTTGGGCGGTTGATGTGATTTGGGAAGCACCATCCGAGTTCCAACAATACGTTGTTTGGCCAGCCCCGAATAGTGCCGTTCATTGGTTTGCGGGATGGGAAGGTCAGTACCAACAAGATTACTGCGAAGCGAATCCGACACTTTGTAACGAAGCAGAATAATGAAAACAGATAGCAGCACCGCAGTAGCGACCTCTTGGAGTTTAGCAGTAGGTGGATTAACGATAGCCGAGGTACATCAGATAGCGGGTCTATTCGTAATGCTGACCTCTTTTGTGTACACGCTTTGGAGATGGAATCGGGACATCAAAAATGATAGATAGATTATTTAGAAATCCTAAAACAACGATTATCGGCCTTATCTTGATTTCCTTTGGTGGAATCTTGGTTTGGTTCGAGAAAGCGTCTTTAACAGAATTTAGTGCTTTTATAATGGGCGGGTTTGCCTTAATGATGAGTAGAGATGGCGAAGCAACAGGAGCAAACAAAAATCAAGAAGTCAAAAAGAAAACTGGGAAGGCACACCAAGAGCCGGAACAAAAGGGTGACGAGTAAGGCCTACCGGGGTCAAGGCAGATAAAACCATCATTAGAGCAATAAAAGGCACCTAATGATACTTAAAAGTAACAAAATACATAACCTATGCAACTTTCAAGGGACTTTATACTTTCTGAGTTTACAGATACCGATACCGGGTTACCGAACGTACCTGGTCAGGAAGAAATCCGTAACCTAAAGCTTTTAGCACAAAAGGTGCTGCAACCGGCACGGGATAAATTCGGAGTAATTAATGTTACGAGTGGATTTCGTTCACCGGAGGTAAACTCTGCGGTTGGCGGTAGTGCAACATCCGACCACGTACACGGAAGAGCAGCAGACATCCAATGTGATGATATGGCAGCGGTGTTTAACTACATACGCAAATATCTGCCGTTTAAGCAACTCATTTGGGAATTTGGTACCGATGTACAACCTGGATGGATTCACGTCTCCTATGACGTTCTAAATAACCGAGGACAAGTTTTAAAAGCAATCAAGAAAGGTGGAAAAACAAAGTACGTCCAATTTTAACGACTGGTTAAATGAGCTTGAAGAAATTCCTACATCCACTAGTTGTAGTATTGATAATCCTGATTGCGAGTCTTGCTCTGGGTAGTTGTAGTGCGGAATGGCATTTAACCCAGGCGATACGCAAGGGAGCAAGAGTCGAGCAATCAAAATGGGATACGTTGGTTATTACCAAGGAAAGAACCCTTTGGGATACGCTAACCCTAAACGATGTTGATACGGTAGTTGTCCAAAAGGACAACATCCGACTTAGGATTGTTAGGAATTTTGATACCATCCGTGTTAAGGCAATCTGCTTACCGGACACGGTGAAGGTGACTAAGTACATTAACCGTACCATCAAAGCACCTGAGAAAAAAGGAATATGGGAAAAATACATAATGCTATTTGCAGTTGGTATGCTGCTTGTAGTGTTATTAAGGCGATAGAGGCCCTTTAGAGGCCTTCTAACGCATTATCTATCT